CGGGGCAGGCGCTCTAATTCATCGATCAGGCAGCCGACGAAGTCCACCACTGCATCATCTGGGATTGCGGGCAACTCCAGCTTGTCCACGGCACTCGAGGCACCAACCTGCGACTTCGTGGCCCATTCGCCACTAATGCCGCCTGCGTTTACCCTGTCGATCATTTCCTTAAGCCATTTCATGCGTATCTTCCTCTTTCAAGCACGCCTCTGCCTCTCTCCGCAGTTCAGATGGTCGCTATCCATCATCACTAATTCGTTCCCCACCGAGTAAAATATCAACCTCATCCAAAGCATCCCACCACATTTTACACAGATCACAACCAGCACCATGCCTCCTAGTCGGATCCCAGTGTAGATGTCCACCCCACCCATGTTTGAGAATTTCAATGGCTTTGTAGAGAGTTTCTATTTGTTTCTTCTGGTTTTCGATAATCTCAGCTGCAGAAAGGCACAGAGAATTATCAGTTACTTTCAACAATTCAAGAATGTCGTCAGATTTCATTATTGCACAACATGTCATAAAAGAAAAGATCCGTGCCGCCGATTCTCAATATGCTGGAAAACCTTTGTATGTTCCTGACCAGCTACAGGTTCCAAACATCTCTCTAGGTTTTTCTGTGCTCATTCTATTCCCATCTGAATAAAAATCTGAATAAAACACAATACTGATAATCAAGCGGCACAGATAAGTTCAACGACCGCTACTTCTTCTTGGTATTCCCAACCGTGGAAAACTTTTTCAGGTCGCGAATTTGCTTCTGCAGCTTCTTGACCTTCTCAAGTTGTGCCGAATAGCTCTGCCACTTCGCCTCGTCGCTATTCTCGCTGAACTCTTCGTAACACTTAAAAACAGGAGCAGCCTTTGCCATAGAGTTACCCTTTCTGGCATAGTGTAGATGTTGCAGTTTTAAAGACTCCATTGTCAGAAAAACTACAACGGAAAAAAGTGTTTTGGTTATTGTGTGTTGGTGATCGGTAATTCGGTTCCGCACTTTTCACAGGTATTCGGAATGACCTGGAAAACCTTTGTATGTTCCTGACCAGCTACAGGTTCCAAACATCTCTCTAGGTTTTTCTGTGCTCATTCTACTCACATCTGAATAAAACTCTGAATAAAAAAACCAGAATCACCTTTTTGCCATCCGCCTAAGTATAGCAATAGGCATTACCGTTGACAAATCCAAAAATCCGAAAATTTTGTCGGGAAAACTGAATCTGCCGAGGATAGTGTACTAGTAGCAGGAGATAGACGCTGAAATATGGCATTTTCCCCTTGTTTTAGCTGTTTTAGCCTTCATTTTACGGGTGTCAAATTAGGAAACTTGCAGAAATTTTCTAGCAAAACCAGTACAACGGTTTAGAAGTTGTGACATAAGTTGTGACGAACAAAGGACGCCAGTTTACCAATACGTACCACCCGTTAGAGTTATAGAAAACAAAAAAGTGATCTGATTTTACATCCGAAAGATAGATCACTACACTTATTTCGAGCGGACAATTTGTTCAGTTCTGTGCTTCTGAGACGTTCAATAAAGAATATCTCAGACTGGTTAGTTCTCCGGCACATTAGCCAGTGGTTAAATCGCCAAAAATGAACCGGAATATAAAAAGAGAGGAAATCCAGAGAGTCAAAGAAATCCAGGCAACGGGCTAGTAGTTGATCTAGCAATACGGTACACGTCCTGGTCCACATGCAGAAGGTATAACTTTTCAAAATCTCAAAAATTGTATCTTTGAAAAATCTCTATTTTCAAATTTTACTATTTTTGAAATTTAAAGAATTTTCAAAATTTCAAAATTCTGAAAATCTAAAAAGTTATATCTGATACTAATTTGAATCTCGTTTAGCCGTACTGCAGGTTAAGGATTTCAAGATTTCACAGAACTGCTTTAACTCGCACAATATATTCTATCTGCGAGGGGAGTACCGTTGCGCAAATAAAGAAAAAAAAGATAAAAAAGTAAAAAAAAGAAAAAATTGAAAAATTGCGTAAAACGGTGTCAATATGCCATATAAACTCTCAAAAACAAAGAAGTCGGTGATGGTCAAAAAGGGTGGGAAATGGACCACTCTAAAGAGTTATAAGACGGTATCAGAAGCAAAGAAGTATCTCACAGCTTTGAACATCAACGTTCGACACAAGTAAAATTCCATAGTCGTCTTTCGAAATGATTCCTCCTTGGCAAAAACCGATCCTTGAAGACCTAGCAGAGACTTACGCATCCTGTGGGATTTTTGATATCTCCTCTGATCAACTTTTTGACTTTGTGGCAAAACAGGTCCAACACGAACAACGCCTTCCAGAAAACAGGCGTCTAGGTTACTCAAGGATTCAAGGTGCCATTCTAGTAAATCCAAATCGAATTGTCGAGCGAGTGAACAACATCATCAAGCACAAACTCACTGAAACAGTAATTGCAGACGAATACGAGGAAATCACAGAAGATTGTCTGATTCATAGTTTTAGATTTACAACGGTTGATACTTTAGAAGAAGAACTTTTAAAAGAGAAAGTACTCAAGTTCGTAAACAAAACTTGGAATACTGCTGCGAAAGTAATAAGTATCCGTAAAATTAACTCACGAATATTTGAAGTCAAGATTGCAACAAATATTTTATATCCTGTAATGTACGACGCTTTTAGAACACTTGACTTTATTCTGTAATTGCGTTCGTACTATTATCGTGGAGTCTGGAAAAACAAAATGAATGATGATTTGAACCAAAACGACACAACTGACAACCAAGAAAGCGGATTTGCTGATATCGATCCTGTGCAACTTCTGCATGATCTTTCTCAAACGTATGACGATATTCAAAACATTTCTAGTAAGGAACTTAAAAAGAAGCCAGGCAGAAAAAAGCATACTCACGACAGACGATACACAGTCGCTGATCACAAAATGGCGTATGAAGTCTGGCGTAAGACATCGAATATGCGTGGTACGGCACGCATCTTGGGCTGTAGCTGGCATTTGGTGAATCGCTGGTCTAAAGCCGACTATAAATGCAAATATCGTTGTCCTTGGCACGGTTGGCAGAAACTCAAAACAAGGGACATGCTGAGTGTTGAGGAAATAGCGAATGTTGATACTAAAGACCTATGGCAACCAATAGGGCAACCAACAGGGCAAGGAGGAACATTCTCAGCGGATATTGACGTTACTGATCTGCTACGTACTGACAAGGATCGTCTCTTACATCTCGAGCTGTTGTACAACAAACTGTTTTTCACGGCAACCGAAATCATGCTGGATTGCCCTGCCGTAAAAAATGCATCCGGCAAGATGACAGATGAGGAACTGAGAGAACTGTTTTCGCGTGGTGCACAGACCAGATCGTTGGATGTTGCAGTTAGAACGTTGCTGAGTTTGATTCAAGAGATTGATCGATTGAAGGAACAAGCCGGATTGAAGCGAAAGGCAGGAAAGGCTGGAGAAGTTGAAAAGGAAATTCCAAAACTTGAGATTGAAGACCTGAGAATTATAAAGGCAGCGTTAGGAAAGATGGAGGAAAAGGAGCGTATTGTTCTTTCGAAACTTTGGCATAGCGACATCGATTGTTTACATGATCTAGATTCTGCTGATGAAAAAGGAAAGTAAGAAAGCACATGAAGTCACGAAAGAAGAGTAAAAAGGAAATCGTTGAACTACGTCCGGCAGTTGAATGGACGTGTCCTGAGTGCGGTCGAGATCAATTCGAACGCAGCTACACACCGGAATTGGAACCTGGAGATATTGTTGATGTTCCTGACGAGGTTAGAGATTTTTCAATAGAGGATGACTGTGCCGAACTAACTGGAGGCGTGTTTGTTTTCGTTCCAGGAATTGTGCAATGTGATTTTTGCGGAGAGGAATACGAAGCAGAAGCACAAAGTCACTGGAAAGCGTAATTGCGTAGATATGGCGAAACGCAGGACACAAAAAGACATTATCCAGGAAAAGGTCAATGAAGAAATCATCGACCATTATACGTGTCTTGACGCCTATGGAAATTACATACATCCACCCACTAACGATGCAGAACTTGAAGATTTCATTGTTGCCGCATTTGGGATACGTTTACCACGGAAAGTCGTTACAGAAGGAAATACATCTCCGTTCTATTTCATCTCGGACCTATTTTTTGAACGTGTCCCAAATGCGTTAGGTTTTGCCAATCGTAACGGAGGCAAAACTTTGGATATGGCGTTGATCAATTTTCTCGATATGTTGTTCAAAGAGAATTGCGAGATAACGTCAGCCGGTGCAATTCAGAAACAAGCGGATCGATGCTATGACTACTTCAAAGGATTCCTGATGTTGCCGTGGGTCCGTACATTGAGCGAGAAGTTTGCTGACCGGATTGGTATTCATCTATGCAATCCTAGAAAAGATAGCATCAAATCGCGTACTGATTTTCCCGCATTAGGATCACGTCTAGAAATCATCACCGCGTCCAATGTTGGTTTCCGAGGTGCACACCCAAACAAAAGCCGCGTTGACGAAATCGATGAAATGTCCTGGGAACTTCTCCAGGTTGGTTTGTCCATGGCCCAGACGACAAATGGAATACGTGGCCAGAACGTCTTTACATCGACTCGGCAGTACCAAGAAGGGACGATGAACAAACTGCTGGGGGAAGCGAAGGACAAGGATATCGCAGTTTATCAATGGAGTATTTTTGAAACGGTTCAGACATGCCACAGGAAATGTCACGGAGATCCACAGTTTGGCGATTGTGCGATTTACACATATTGCAAAGGTCGGGCACACGAAAGCGACGGGTTCTACAATCTTGACGACTACATTGGAAAAGTCAAGATGTTGGACCGTGATACTTTTGAGATCGAGTGGGAGAACCTGAAGCCAGAGAAGCATAAGCTTGTGTATCATATGTTTGGTCCACGGCATATTATGACTCCTGAAAAACTCGACAAGATGTGCGGATATTTGTCACCACCACTAACATGGGGAAGAGTTGGAGGAATTGACTTTGGTTCTAGTCCTGGGCATCCGTTTGTTTATCTTCAGTTCGTACAACTTCCAAATGGTGCCTGGTTGCTTTTCCAGGAGTATGTGGCTGAACAGAGACTTTTGAAAGATCATGCACTAGCTATTCGAAGACTTCCAGGTTACACATCTGGGCATCCGATTTATGCAGACTGGGGAGCACAAGAACGGATGGAATTAGTCGAATACGGAATAAAAACAAAACGAGCAACAAAAGGCGCTGGTTCGGTAAAAATAGGAATAGATTACATTGGTTCGTTGTTGTCTGGATTTCCTCCTAAAGAAGAACCAATGTTGTATATCTGGCACGAATGTCAATATACGATAAAAGAGTGGGGACGATATAGTTGGCCAGTACGATCAGACGGAGAACCAGATAAAACCGGAAACCCAGAAAAGAAAAACGATCATACATCAGACGCAACAAGAATGGCTTTGTATTCGTGGAAGAAGCATGGAAGCGGGATGTACAAAGGCTATTCTGTTGTTGGCGTTTAAGAATCGAATATAAACGGGAAAAGAATGGCAGATCATCCAACAAGTCCGGATTTTTCAATAGGTGCCAACGCATCTCTTGATTATACGAACGATACAACGACAAGAGCAAAGGCGGAATCAACGTCGGTAGCTGATTCGTTGAGTTATACAAATCCGGACTATGACGCCAATATCTATCAATGGAATAAGTACATAGACTGCTATTCTGCTATCGACATCTACAAATACATTTTCAAGCATATTCGTGAGCATGACGATTCGTGGCGGCAAAGATTGAAGCGTGGTTACTATTACAACTACGTAGCCAGTATTGTTGATCTGTATGTTGCTTATCTGTTCGAAGGCGCTGTTACACGTAGAGAACCAAGAGAACTCCAGGAAGACGTTCAGGCGCTCTACAAGGATGCAACACGCACTGGAATGAAGTACGACCTGTTTATGCAGATGGCGGCCACGTTTGCAATTGCTGCAGGTCATACGGGAATCTTGGTTGATATGCCTCCCGGTGGTGGAGTGATGACGGTTGAGGAAGTAAAGAGAAACAAAATTCGACCGTATCTATCGCTTGTTCAGGCACAACAGATTCTAGATTGGGAACTCGATGACAAAGGACAATTCGAGTGGGTAAAGATCGAAATTCCAACACAGCAAAATCGAACATGGAAGAAGCAAGTTGATTCAGACACAAGAACGTTTGTAATCTGGACGAAATATGATTGGGAAAAATGGCAAGTATATCTCGAAAACGGAGAAAATGGAAAACAGGTTCAAAAGGCCAGACAGATCGACGGTGGTGAGCATCCTTGTGGTGAAGTCCCGTTGGTGATTCTGAAAAACAAGAACTCTCTTCTGCATTCCTGGTTTGGTGAGTCGGCAGTCCGAGATATTTGCGACATCAACATTGCGATTCTGAATTGGTGTTCTTTTGCGGATGAGGAAATTGCCAACCGCTGTTTGAATATTCTCACAATGCAGGAAAGCGGTGACGATTCTCCAATAGAACTGTCGCATTATAACATTCTCACATACGCGGAAGGTGCTGAGAGACCACAATACTTAGCTCCATCCGACACAGTTTTGAAACTTATAGGTGATCAAATAAAAGACGCTAGAAGTGAGATCTATCGTCTTGCCAGGTTGTCTGGATCGACTGGTTTGCTTGGTGTCCGTGAAGCAACAAGCGGCGTGGCATATGCATTCGAGTTCAACGAAACAAATCAATCACTCTCTGCAAAAGCCCAATACGTCGAACAGGCAGAACTCGACATACACAGACTATATGCAAAATGGTTAGGAAAAGATTCACAGGATATGAGCATCGTCTATCCAAGAGAATTCGGAGTAGATGATTTCCTTATCGAACTGCAGATTCTTACGGAAGCACGAGCAACTCTAACAAGCGAGAAAGCTATTCGTGAGTTGGAGAAACGTGTTACTTCAAAGATGTTCTCACGCGAGTCACAAAAGCTGCGTGACGAAATTGCCAAAGAGATAGAACAAGCTGAATTGCGTCGGAGCAGTGCGTTCTCTCCAGGCACATTTGAAGAGGTGTTTGCTAATTCTCAAGTTTCTAAAGCTGGGAATGACAAAGCAAGCACAGACAAGGAAGAAAAAGAAACGGAAGAAACAGACAAGGATCGTACTGGTTGAGCAGTGTAGCCAACCAAGGGCGACAGTATCCCTGAGTTATACTGGTTCAGCGACTACAGCTGTGATGTAGGTTTAGGTTACTGCGACCGTAACGCAGATAGTGTACGAGGTTTTTTATGCCACCGTTTTCTAAGTATGATTCTTTGAATGTTTCTGAGCGTATTCTTCTAGATGCGAATGATGGTTCCGAAGGTGCCGGTTCAGGTGCTGAAGGGGACGAAGATCAAGCGAAGAAAGAAGCAGATGTTCAGAAGAAGATTTCTGATGCAGCGGCCCAAGCTGCACAGGCTGAACGTGCAAAGAGCAAGAAACAGCTCCAAAAGCGCGACGAGGAAATTTCTGAGTTGAAGTCGCACATGCAAAAGTTGGAAGAACTCGTTACAGAGTTTGCAACCCGCAGTGCAGCAGATGAAAGCAAAAACCAGGATGGTCAGGTAGGAGGAGAGGCAGGAGCACTTAAAGTCGAACTCGCGAAACAAACACGCGAACTCGAAAAATTGAGAAAAGATCTTGAAGCCCAAACTGAACGGGCTCGAAAGGCGGAAGCAGAACGTCTCGCCGGGGAACAACGTCGTAGGATTCAAGAGGTTCTTACCGAAATTAAATGCCGAGATTTGACAGTCGGAGAGAGATTTCTGAGTCCGATTGTAACTCGCGATGAAGATGACGGTGAACTCTACGTACGTTTGATCGATGGCGAACTTGCTCCGTTGACAAAAGATTCTGCCGATAGTGTTCTACCTGATTATCTAAAGCTGACAGAAGTTCTTGGAGGTGCTGGGTCAGTTAACGGTTCTACGAAGAAGCAAGAAACTCAGAAGGAACTCGATACCGCTAAGAAAGAGTTGGAACGCTTGGCTGTTGTTGCACGTCAGACAAGCGCTAATTCTGATATTCAAAGGTATCAGAGACAAAAAAGAGTCGTACAGCAAATTGAAGCGAACGTCAAAAACGCTCGCTAATATTCCGGATCATAACCGGAGGAGGTATAGTTAATGGCTTTTACTGGCCGGGCTGTCTATGACACAGACGGTACTAATACCGCGTTTAACGGGATCTATGATGATATCTCTGATGTCATCGGCATGATCTCTCCGAGCGAAACGCCTCTTTTGGCCGCGCTTGGCGACCCTGAAATGCCTGCGTTCAACGTCCTTCATGAGTGGATTGAGGACGCTCTGACACCTGATACGATTGCTTCGTCTCAGACTCTTAGCGAAACGATTACCTATCTTCCTGCGTATGCCTCACGGCATCCGCAGATTGGTAATAACCTCGGTGCTGGTGACGTTATTTACAACGGGACGACTGGCGAATACATGCAGATCACCGCTGCGTCTGGCAACACGATCACGGTTACTCGTGGTTTTGGTGGCTCGACGGCTGCGACTATTACTGCTGGTGTCTCGCTGACCGTTGTGTCGCCTGCCGCTTTGGAAGGTGCTGATGTCGATAATGATGTCAGTATGATTCGTTCGCGGCATACCAACTACTGCCAGATTTTCAAGAAGGACATTATTGTCTCTGGCACGATGCAGTCTGTTCGAAACGTTGGTGTTGGCAACGAGTTCGAGTATCAGATCAGGCAGCGTGGTCGCGAACTTATTCGTGACCTGGAGAAGGCTGTCATCCTGTCGAAGCTCTCTGGCAACACGCTGGGTAGTTCGACTGCTTACCGAACGATGAGGGGTTTGTGGGATTTCATTTCCACGAACAACACCTCGGTTGCAACGCTTAGTGCGAGTGTTCTTGACGACATCATTCAGGCTGCGTGGGGCAACGGTGCTGCTGGTCTGAATCTGATCGTCGCTGATCCTACCTGGAAGCGTAGCATCGATGGTCTCAA